GTATACACACTAGACGAGACAGGATTTATAGTTTACCCAACAACGATAACATCAAACGTAAACATGGGATACATAAGGTACCCAGTGGATCCAAAGTGGACATACATAGCGACAAGTGTAACAGACTCAGATCCATTATTCTTTCCGACTGCTGCAGACTATCAAGACTTTGAGCTTCCTAAGAGTGACTTTGTAAACCTCGTGTTAAAGATACTACAGTACGCTGGTGTTTCAATCAGAGAGGCAGAGGTCGTTCAGGCTGCTAAGTCTGAAGAACTTCAGGACGCACAACAAAAACAATAGATATGGCATATATAACTAACTACCAATACTACACAAATGGAGGTGTCATACCTACAGACCTCAACCACGGAGAGTACCAGTACGTTTCCCTGGCTGACATCGTGAACAACTTCATGCTTATGTATGTGGGCAACGATAAGCTTGTTAATAACGTGGACAGGTACGCAATTCTATTTCATGCAAAGAGAGCTATACAGGAGCTTAACTATGACGCACTTAGAAATATAAAGGTGATAGAGCAGGAGATGGGAGATCAGCTTAAGATGGTCATGCCTCCTGACTACGTAAACTATGTACGTATATCAGTGTTAAGCGGAAATGTTCTTTTTCCATTAACAGAAAACAGGCAGCCTATATCTGCAACAGGATATCTTCAGGACAATAACCTGGACATACTTTTTGATTCCGCAGGAGAGATTGTTACTGGAGATTCAAGGGTAGACATACTAAGGCAGGAGAAGACTCTATATATGGGAGGCGGTGCATACAACGGATGCCATGGATATAACTACAACGGTGACTGGTACTTTGGTTACAGGATGGGTGGCAGATATGGACTAGACACTGCAGAGGCAAACAACAACCCAAGGTTCTCAATAAACAAGGCCGCTGGTGTGATAGATTTTTCTTCAGGTATAGAGAACAAGCACATCGTACTTGAGTACGTGTCTGACGGCATGGAGAACGGAGACGACAGCAAGATTACCATCAACAAGATGGCTGAGGAGTACATGTACAACTACATAAAGTGGGCCCTGTTAAACAATAAGACGGGTGTTCAGGAGTACGTCATCATGAGGGCTCGTAAGGAGAAAACAGCCACACTAAGGAATGCAAAGATTAGACTAAGTAATCTACATCCATCCAGGCTTTTGATGAGCCTAAGAGGTAGAGATAAATGGATTAAGTAAGTATGGAACTAAAGAAGACATTCCTGGGAGGGAAGATGAACAAGGATCTTGATCAAAGGCTTCTGTCTGGAGGTCAGTATTCAGATGCTCTAAATATAACTATAGACACGTCTGAGGGATCAAACATAGGATCGGTATCTAACTCGTTAGGCAACGGCTTAATTGGTGATATATCGGCAGTTTTAGCTGGATACGTCCCAACCATAAACACCACAAATGCAAGGACGATAGGTGCCATAGCGTACGAGCCCCTGAACCTTATATACTGGTTCGTTTCGTCTGACGAGTACGACGCTATATTTGAGTACAACCAGATAGACAATACAACGTCACAGGTTCTGCTTTCCACAAAGAGTGGAGGTAACCCTAGTCAGCTAAACCTGAGCCAGGAATACCTTATAACGGGAGTAAACTACCTACCAGGTCACAAGGATAATGGTGCACTTCTTTTCTGGACAGACAACCTAAACGCACCTAGAAAGATAAATATTGCGAGGGCAAAGCAGTACTCTGTAAATGATTCTAGGATAGATATCGATATAGATGTGATACTAAGGCCACCACTAAAATCTCCAGTCATATATCCAAGCAAGGGCGTGAGTCAATCAAACAATATGGATGAGAAGTTTCTTTACTTCTCATACAGGTACAAGTATGTAGACAACGAGTACAGCTCAATGTCGCCATTTTCAGGTGTTGCATTTAAACCTGGGGAATATCAGGTAGATCTATTTAGCGGTGATAATGCCGCTATGGTTAATGAGTATAACGAGTGTAGGATTGTATTTGAGACTGGTAATCAGTTTGTTCAAGAGATACAACTACTTGCCTATGACACAAGAAGTCTTAATGTAAAGATAGTCAAGTCTATAGATAAGGAGGAGGAGCAGCTTAATGATAATGCGGTGGGTAGCTATACATTTAACAATAATAAAATATACGCACCCCTTCCAGCAGATCAGGTGACTAGACTGTTTGACAATGTGCCTCTTCTGGCTAAGTCTCAGGAGATAATAGGAAATAGGTTAATATATGGTAACTACACTCAGTTCCAAGACGTTAATGAGGTTTTATTTAGCGTCACGTACTCATCTATAGATACCGCTAAAAATACACCTATAAGCACATTCAGGACAGACAGAGATTACGAGGTAGGAATTATATATGGCGATGACTACGGACGGACAACTACGGCACTGATAAGTAATGACAACTCGGTATACATACCGCCATCTGTTTCTGATAAGGGCAACAGTATAAAGGTAAGTATAGATAACACGGCTCCTGTTTGGGCTACAAATTATAGATTGGTTGTAAAGCAATCTAAGAAGAATTACTATAACATATTTCCATTATGGTACTATGTAGATCTTCCATTTAGATACTTCAGAATAAACGAGTTTGATAGGGATAAGTTTAAGGTTGGTGATTATGTTATATTTAAGTCTTCAGGTACAGGTCCTACCTATTCTAATGAGCAGTATAAGATACTTGAATTTGAATTAAAACCCAGTAATTTTATAGCACAAGCTGAAGCAGGATTATATATTAAAATAAAGGTCGATTCAACAACACTATTTGCAGAGGACGATAAGTTTAAAACAATATGGAATGACACAGGAACAAGTGCACCTTTAAATAGTTCTATATACGAAAATCCAGATAGACTATACAAAGAGATACCTGTAATGACTTATCCTTTTAGCTATATAGATCCTCATATACCTTACTATGGTTCAAATGATGCAAACTCCATGTCGGTAGAGGACGCTCAGTTTTTAGTCAGTGGATCTACCTGGCATAATTCTCATAAAGATTTAAGATACACGGTTGAAATAGATAGTGTCACTGCAACTGATACAACCTTTAAGTATACAAAGGATTTAGAAGAAGGTATTTACATAGAAGAGAACGTGTCTATATCTAGTTCTCACATGCTTCTTCTTCCAACAACAACCTCACCTGTTGAGGTTTGTAGGATCACTTTCAACCAAAACTCAGCATACAGCGTAGGTGACAAGTGGAAGATCAATTGTAGAAATAATTACGGCCAAGGTATAGGTGCAAATTATTTTCAATCTCCTCCTCAAAATCAAGCGGCTGTTGCTGCTGGTGCTATACCTAAAAAATCAACAAATATTAAGAATGACGTAGGTGATGGAAAATATGGTGGTGGTGCTGTTGGAATTGTAAATAATGCAAATGTTAATAAAGAGCTAGAGATACAGTCATTTGCAAAAATAAAAATACATATTTTTAAAGACGGAACGGTAAATGAAGGTTCGGTTCCGATTCAATCTGTACAAGAATTTGTTTCAGATAGAAAGTATGACAACATAGAGGAATGGTTTGTCGAGTCTGGTGCATATCAAGATTTTATTCAGAAAAATAGAGATGGTATTAATGTTGGTTCAGAAGGTGTATGTTTTAGAAGGGCTAGGTATGCGGTTAACGGTCAGTCTGGTGTAAATGCACAAGACGTTCTCTTAAATGAAAATAGAAGTGACTTTGTAGACATCACTAGATATGGAAGCGATTACCCAACATTTAACACCGATGACTATCCTGTTAGGATGATCATAAAGGGATTTGGTAGAAGTAAAAAGATTGGTCCACCTGGTGATACTACAATGTTTAGAAATCAAATTAGGGTGCGTTTTATAATAGAGCAGCTCGATAATCCAGTGACTTGTGAGACAGATCCTATGGATCAGGATGTGGAGATATATCACGAAGTAACAGATTCTTACGACATAGAGAACGGGCTACACAAGGTTGGGTGGAACTATGCAGACTTTACAGATTCATCTACAGTATTCCCAGGTCTTACATTTCTACCTGCAAATTTAACGGTTCTAGGTCCACTGGATCCAACCAATCCACAGCCTACAGATAAGCCTCACAATTTTACGATAGGTCAGCAGCTTTATGCGTCTGGGACATCAAGTATTCCATCTATAAATCCTAGTACGGGG